ATATTATCAAATTTGATTCTACAAGTTTTATTCCTCTACCACAAAACTGGTCAACTAATAATGACGTGGCTGCAGTTAGAAATAACGCATCAACCAGTGGACAGTTGAAGATTGTCACAATCACGAATCGTGGTGTTGGTTACGGAACTGCTGCAACTTACAACAACGTTCCTATCAAGGGTGATGGAAGTGGTGGTAGATGTTCTGTTGTGGTAAACGCTGCTGGTAAAATAGACTCTGTTGAAATAACTAATGGTGGTTCTAATTATACATTTGGAACAGTTGGATTAAGTGATGTTGGATTAACAAACCCATCAGGTTCTACTGACGCTGCATTTAATGTCATCATTCCACCTCAAGATGGACATGGTGCTGACGTATATAAAGAATTGGGTGCAAACCGTGTTCTAATATACTCTCGTTTAGAAAATGACACATCAAACCCTGATTTTATTGTAGGAAACCAGTTTGCTCGTGTAGGTCTTTGTAGAGACCCTCTTGCTTTTGGTTCAGACAACAAACTTACTCTATCAAAAGCGAGTGCTGTTTATGCACTAAAACTTACTGGTGCTGGATCAACAACAACAACTTTTACATCTGATGCAGAGGTTACTCAAGAAATTGGTATTGGTTCAACTGCTGTTGGTCGTGTGATTAATTATGACGCAACCACAGGTGTTCTTAAATATTGGCAAGACCGAAGACTTGCAATATCAACAAATGGAACCGCACCAACATACGGATACGAATTGTTCAGATTTAACGCTGACCCTGCGACTGGTGCTGGAACAACAGTGTTTGGTGGAACAAACAATCTAAATATAGATACCAATTTCGGAACCTCCTTATCGCCTGGTCTTTCTACCTCAATAAATAGTAGGACTTATAACTTAGGGATGAGTTTTGTAAAAGGTGTTGCTAACCCAGAGGTTGAAAAATATAGCGGTGATATCATTTACGTTGATAACAGAGCTGCTGTTACTCGCAGTTCACAGCAAAAAGAAGACATCAAGATCGTACTGGAATTTTAAAAAATCATGCCACAGGAAACCAATCTAAACGTATCGCCATATTTTGACGATTTTGATAAGAATAAAAACTTTTATAGAGTTCTTTTCAAGCCAGGATCTCCAGTTCAGGCACGAGAACTAAGCACATTACAGTCGATTCTACAGAATCAGATTGAACAATTTGGTACTCACTTTTTCAAAGAGGGTTCAAAGGTAATTCCAGGCAATTTAAGTTATGATAATAATTTTACATGTGTTCAAATTGAAGATGCGTTTCTAGGTATTCCAGTTTCATTATATACAAATCAGTTAGTAGGATTAAGAATAACAGGTGCAAGATCAGGTGTAACAGCCACAATTAAAAAAATATTATCAAAAGAGGACTCTGATAGAGGTAATCTAACACTTTATATTAAGTATGAAAAGTCTGGAGATGACTTTACAACTGAAAAATTTGATGATGGAGAAAGTTTATCTGCAAATAAAGACATTGTTTATGGTGCAAGTGTCATCGCTGCCAATGAACCTTTTGCAAATACTTTAGCATTCGGTGCAACTGCAACTGGTTCTGCAATGTCAATTGGAGAGGGTGTATATTTTATTCGTGGAACTTTTGCTCAGGTTCAAAGTGAAACTTTAATATTAGACCAATATGGTGGCACTCCGTCCTATAGAATCGGATTTGATGTTCAAGAGGATTTTATTAGTGCTGATGAAGATCCATCGTTAAATGATAACGCATCAGGATTTACAAACTTTGCTGCTCCTGGCGCTGACCGTCTTCAGATTAATATCAGTTTGATGAAGAAAGGTCTTGATGATACAAATGATCAAAATTTCATTGAGATTGCTCGTGTTGAAGGTGGTGAATTACAAACTTTTGTAAAAGACACTCAATATAATTTACTTAATGATAGATTAGCTAAAAGGACTTATGAAGAATCTGGAGATTACTATGTAAAACCTTTTGAAGTTTTTGCAAAAGAATCTTTAAATGATTCTATCGGAAATAAAGGTATATATTCATCAGAACAAAAAACAAATCAGGGTAACATACCATCAAAAGATTTAATGGTGATGCAAGTATCGCCAGGAAAAGCATATGTAAAAGGATATTCAATTGAAAAAATTGCAACAAGTTTTATTGATGTTCCAAAACCAAGAACAACTAGAACTGTAGAACAAGAAGCTGTCAGTTACACAACTGGTGATCCTTTATTTGTGAATAACGTTTTTGGATCTCCAAGTTTAGGAATAGGAACAACTGCAACAGTTTCTTTACTTGACAAAAGAAGAGATGGTAGTGGATCTGAAATAGGTCTTGCAAGACTTTATGATTTTAAAGCACAATCTGCAAGTTTTGTAAATGAAGCATCACAATATGAAATTCGTTTATTTGATATTAAAACATTCACAGATGTAAAAGTATCAACTGCTATTACATCATTAACTGCGTCAGATCATATACAAGGTGCAAGAAGTGGTGCAACAGGATTTGTAAGAGCCTCTGGAACTAATGTTACAGATTTTAGTTTGATCGATGTTACAGGTAAATTTATAAAAGATGAATCAATTTTAATTAATGGTGTTCAAGATGGTCGAGTCGTTACTAAAGTTGATTCTTTTGGATTTAATGATGTCAAATCATTAAAGAGTGCTGTTGGTATATCAACATTTGAAGCAGATATTTTACTAGATGGTGGAACTAAACTTACTAATCTAATTTCTGGTAATTTAAGATTAAGTAATTCTGATGTTTTAGGTAATAATACATTAGGAAATGCTGGTATTATTACATCATCTGGACAAAACTTTGCTGGTATCATAACTACAAATAATATCGTAAGTTACAGTTTGCCTGGCGAAACTGTGCCTAGATTTAATAGAGTCGTTGGAGTATCAACTGATGGTTCTAAGTTACAAGTTGTTGGTATTGCAACCGTGTCTGGTGTTTGTGAAGGTGGAGTTTTAGATGGACAAGTTGCAGGGTCACTTGATGTAAATGATCTTTTACTTCGTAAGACATCATTTGATTTAGATCAAAATAGTCTTTTAACTCCTGTAAGACATAATAATATCGAAAGTTTAGATGTAACCACCACTACAGTTCAACTTAGAAAACAGTTTAGTGATATCACAGTCGCTGGAAATAAGTTTACATCACCCACAGCTGGTGCAGACTTATTCTTTCAACCATTTGATGAGGAGAGATATTTTATATCTTATAATGATGGATCTATTGAACCATTAAAAGAAAGTCAGGTTGAAATCGCTGCAGATAAAAAAACTGTAACTTTCGTGGGATTAAGTTCAGTTTCTGGAAAGGCAAATCTGTTTGCAACAGTCTTAAAGAGTAAAGTCAAAAATAAACTTAAAAAGTTAAACGAAGCAAACGTGATTAATATTAGTCGTTCAACTCTTGCATCATCTGGTATTGGAACTAATAGTTTAAATGATGGATTAACATTTAACAGAGTATTTGGAACCAGAGTTCAAGATCGCAAAATCTCATTGAACGTTCCTGATGCTTGTCAATTACTAGGTGTATTTGAATCAAATGATTCTGGTGATGCTGATTTGCCATCATTAACATTAACAGCATATTCAGGCCCAAGTGGCAACAATTCAGATTTAATTGTTGGAGAAAAAATAACAGGATTAGATAGTAATGCTGTTGCTGTTGTTGTAGAAAAACCAAGCGATACAACACTTGGAATTGTATTACTAAATCAAAATACATTCAATATTGGTGAAACTGTAAAGTCTGAAAGATCTGGTGTTACTGCGTTGCTCACTGCTACTACATCTGGTGATCGTAACATTACGAATCAATATCTATTAGATGTAAATCATAAACCAACATATTATGATTTTTCTTTCGTAGAGAGAAAAAAAGAATTTGAAGCTCCTACAAATAGATTGAAGATAGTATTTAAGAACTTCTTTGTCACATCTGATGATACTGGAGATTTCTTCACTGCGTCTAGTTATCCTACAGATTCACAAGAATTAATTCCAGTGGATCGTAATTATGGACAATCTGTAAATGATTTAATAGATGTTAGACCAAGAGTTGCTGAGTACAATACTAGTTCAACGGTATCTCCGTTTGATTTCGCATCAAGATCTTTTTCATCAGGGACTAATGTTCCAGATCCTTTAGTTCCAGATGAAACTTTAATTGTAACTTATAATTACTATCAAGGAAGAAACGATAAATTATTCTTAGATAAGACTGGTAATTTTGTTTATCTTCAAGGTGTTCCATCTGATGATCCAAAATTTCCACAGACAATTGGTGATGCAATTGAAGTTGCAAAAATATCAATGCCTCCATTTGTTGATAATATAAATCAAATTAAAATAATTCGTACTAACCATAAACGTTTTACAATGTCAGACATTGGAAGACTTGAGAAAAGACTTGATAGCGTTGAATATTATACTCGTTTATCTCTTCTTGAGAGTGACACTGCAAACTTAACAATTACCGATGCGAATGGATTAAACAGATTTAAATCAGGATTCTTTGTAGATAATTTCAAAAAACATAATGCTCATCAAATTTCACATCCAGACTTCTCTGCAAGCACTGACGCAAAAAATGGGTATCTAAGACCTGGCCATTATACAACATGTCTAGATTTAGTTGTTGGTTCAAGATCATTTATTGGTATTGGAACAACTGCAAATCCAACTTTAGATCTTAATCATATCACTGACGTTGATGGAGAAAATATTAGAAAATCAGGAAGACTTCTAACTTTAGATTATACAGAAACAGAAATGTTAAAGCAAATTTATGCTTCCAGAGTTGAAAACGTCAACCCATTTCTAATTGTTTACTATTCTGGTGATATGGAAATTTCACCAGATTCTGATATCTGGATGGATACAAAGAGAGTTGATGCAAATGTTACTGTAGATACTTCTCAATATGATAATATAGTTGCAACGTTAGGCATTGATGAACAGACTGGATTTAGTGAAGTTGACTGGGGTGCATGGGAAACAAACTGGACATCTGAGGAAGTAGTAGGAACTTGGGAACAAACAACAGAAACTCAGTTAGGAACTGTTGATCCTAAAGATTTACCACCAGGCACAGATCTATCCCAACTTCAGCACATCGCCAACTTTGGAATGGTAATGAAGTTAAATGGAAAATGGCTTCCAAAAGGAAAAGGTAAGATTACTAATGCTGTTTTACAAAATATTCAAAAATATGAAGATATTATAACAACAACCGAACAGTCAAGAGAGGGTATTCAATTCCAAGTTACTCCAACAATTAACAATCAATCTCTTGGAGATAGAACACTAAGTCGTGATATTATTCCTTTCATGAGAAAGAGAAATATTCAAATCACAACTCATCGTATGAAACCTAGAACTCGTTTCTATGTTTACTTTGACAACGTTGATGTAACCTCATTTACTACACCAAAATTACTTGAAGTTAATATGACAAGTGGTGTATTTCAAACAGGTGAAACGGTAAAAGCCACTACATTTACAAAATCTTTGTCAAATGCATTTCATTTTAGACTCGCTGCACCGAATCATAAAGAAGGCCCATATAATGCACCAACAAAAGTTATCACATTAAATCCCTATGATAACGCAGCTGGTATATCAACTGTA